GACGGGTCAACCGCAATACAGATACCGTCATAGTAATCGCCATCGGGATTAAAAATCCGTGAGTAATTGCTGTTGCCCGATTGTCTGTAAATCCAAGTCTCAAAGGTAAAGTCTATATCTGCTAGGGCGAAATCCGTTGAATTAGGGATAATCAAGCCGTCAGCTACGCCATCAAACGCCATTACACCAGTCGCATTGCCGAATGGGTCATTAACGGTGGTTACGGTTTTAACATCACCTAATAAAGACAGTGTGCGGTGGTAGTTTGAGTCATCGCTGAAACTCACGCCATTATTCACGCCCTCCCCACGAACTAACAGGATAACGCTATTAAAAAAGGGGTCAGCTCCAGCTATTGGTGTTATTGCGCCCATTAATAAACCATTAAAAAATGCCATCATGCCTCCTTAATCGCACGCGCTTTAATGTGGTTGGTCTTAGCGACATGGCAGGCTAACACGGTGATACTGCCTAGCGTGGCATCGACAGTAATACCTGTACCACACTTAAACACGGCGTTAAAACTCAGGGTTCGTGCGGTCGTAGCATCTTGTTCGATAACGATGTTAAACGCCTGTCCAGCAACAATATTAGTCGGTAGTGACAGCGTAGTGTTTTCTGTCAACAGGTGATAAAACTCATTGCTTTGGGATAGGTCGATTGCCACTGCGCCTGCTGTTGAAGTTAAAGCTACAGGGGTCGTGACTTGGGCTTTTGTCCATGTGCCAATGGCTGAATAGATATCGGTATAGCCCTGGGCAACTGTCCCTGCTAGTTTTTGTATGGCAGACAATACAGTATCAGATGCAGATACTGTACCACTCCCTGCGACAAAGCCCGTCAACACTGAGCCAATAGCCCGTTGCGCGGTAAAGTACAGGTTAGTAGAGCCTTCAGTCAGTTGGTCGGTATTTGCCGCACCACTGCCGCTGGCATTGCTCAACACCCAGCCATCTTGCACGTCATAAGCATAGGTGACTAAATGAGTACCTGACCCCGTATCCACTTGGGTATAATCGCCCGCTATTGCCGTCGGGTAAGCGGCTTGTAATGCTGATAATGAGGTATAAACACCTTTAAAATGCTGAACATAGGCACTGGCATCTAACTTTCCAGATTGTAAGCTTTCTACGGCGGTTTTAGTTGCTGAGAAGTTAGTATTGATTTTACCTGCTGCGTCATACAGCGTATCGCCTGTACCGTCATTTTGTACCGTGCCACGGTTGAGGGTTTCTATGGTTAAAGTCATCAGTTGCTGTCCATTGTGTAAGGGGTTGAATCAATGCGAATGCTGGAGGAATCCAGTGTAGCCGATAACATAATATGGCTACTGCCTATGGTAAAACTGTACACAGGAACAGTAGACAAGTCCTGTAAGGCTTCTTCATACAGGTTAAAGGCAGGGAACTTTAATTTAATGCTAACACCCTGATAAATTGGGTTATAGGCGAATTTAAACAGCGCGTCATCACAACGAACAAACGAGTCGCCTGTGTTCGCGCCTTGGACACTGCCATATAAACCACGGCGTAGATAATTAATAGCGTAGCGGGCGACACCTGTTAGCGTCACATCCCGATAGGCTAAAAACTCGTTATTGACGCGACATAGCGTCTCAAAGGCATTGACCGTAATATCACTAACACTGTTCAATACGCCATTCGATGCCGATAAATCAACGGCTAAGGTATTGGTGCTATCGGGGTCAGTGCCATTGGCAAGATCAGCCGTCAACACGCCCATGCGGGTTTCGCCTGTCTGTATGCCGATTTTGTTATACGATACGCCGCCGTCAAAACTGACATGGACTTCACAGCCGCCATAAAGCGGGTCATTGCTGGATATGCCACACCATATCTCATAACCTGAAGCGGTTAGCGCGGCAGGGCCTGCAAAAATAACAGGGGGGTTAATATTACCCACAGCGGCGTTATAGTCGGGTACGAAGGGCGACACCACAGGCGCGGCATAATGTACTGATTGGTACACTTGCGACTGGTAATCTTCAGCAGTGATTTTGAGCTGATAATCGGGCGTAATGATGATTTTTTTGATAATGACAGGCTGATTATACAAGCCTAACGCGGCATCGGTAATCAGCACCACATCCATAGGTTCTAAGCGAATATAGCGAATGGACAGTGTGAACTCATAGCTATTTCTAATCACTAAATCACGCTGCAACAATTGATGGGCGATATTACGCGCTAGGTCAGCATTAGTAATGCAATGCGCATTGATAGTATCCATCGGGCGCAAGCCTATGGACTCAATCGAGGCTAAATCTTTGTCTTCAGCAATTTCGATATTGTAATGATTAGCCCGATTGATAAATTCAACCTTAATCGCATTCTTGGAGTCTATGGCTTTTTTGCGGGTAGGCACTAACGGTACATTGCCCCTTTCAGCAATAAAATCATCAGTACTCAGTGTATAACCCGTCTGAACGCCAGAGTCGGTATAAGAGATAAAATGAAATAGCCCGTTGCGGTTCACTAACTCGACATTACACAGGTTCAGAATATCAGCAATAAACTGACTGGCTTGTTGTTGCTCAGTCAGCGCGAAGCTAAATAGCAAGCCGTGTGCATAGCAATAGTTTCTAAACACGCTCAAATCAGCAAATTTACAGCCCGCAATATTGCACTCATTGACCATAATCCACGGGATAAAATCCGCTGGATTAGCATCGATATTCACGCCATCGGTACACTGCCCCAGCACTTCAAGGCTATGGTTGCCTAATGAGGCAGAATCAGACAGCGGGTAATTATTCGCGGCAAGATAGGCAAAGCCGCGCAATGCCACTGCCTTTGCAGGTTCGTAGGTCGATAAATAGCCCCACGGTTGTTGCGTTGCACTGCCGCCAAAGACACTAAAGCCTCGGGCTGACGCGGATGGATAAATGCTTTTATCCAGCCATAACCGACCGATACCCGCAATTTCATGTGAGGCTATGCCTAGCATTACCGATGCAGCGTATGTCCATGTCGTATTGGTCGCTTTCTTCTTGCCGCCTTTGCCGCCTGTCTTGATTTTCTCAACATGGGGAATGGCTTGAAAATTAAAATAACCCACTAGCGTTAAAGGCACTCGCACTTTACCAATAATAATCGGCACGACATTGCCGTAACCTTGCGACTGGATATTTAAGCTGCCGATTTTATCAGCGACCGTGGACTTGGCTTTTTTACCGCCAAATAACATACTCATAAATCATGCTCCTGCGGACACGGCAATAAAAAAATAGTTAACGGGGTCAAAATATCATGACCTCATCATAAACAGTGGCATCAAACACCGAATAAAACCGAACTTCACGATGTGCTAACTCGCCTTGATCTGCTAAATCCAGTAACACGCCTTCATCAATCTTGGCATGAATAATCGTTGGATAATCCACCACGATAGCGGCATGACTAAAACAGCGTCCATACTTCCAGACTGCCACATCGCCTTGTTCAGCGTTATCAACACGGACAGCATAACGCTCGATATTGGCGATAAACCGCTCATCACTGCAATGCAATGCGAAATCTTGCGGGTAAGCGTCAGGCACAAAGCGTTCAATCAACCCGACCGCAGCATAAACCTCAATCAACAACCTGCCACAATCTACCCCCGCGCCTTTAACCGCGCTGGCATGTCGCCACGGTGTTGTTAGCCACGTCATCGCCTCATCGATAATCGCTTGCCTATTGCTCATCATCTTCTACCACTACCGCAACGGATTGTTGAATGCCGCAATGCGGACAAAAGAAGGTTATTTTGTATTTCCAGTTGCTCACAGACCATGTGCCATTACAGGCAAAGCAGGTAAAATGATATAAGCGTTCAATGGTTGTTTTCATCACTTCGCACCTTTAAATCTCAGTTCAGCGTGTTTATCAAAGCTGCGTGAACCTGTATAACCTAAATAGCCAATGCCGAATAATTCAATATACGGTTCAGGGATTGCGGCTAGCCATTGATGAAAACCTGTAATAATGGCATTGGCAAACAGTGGATTAAATGCCGATAGCACACCCATTGGAATAGACATTAGCATCAACAAATAAATAACATACAGAAACGACGGTCTAGCGCGTGAAGTCCACGGGTCAGCCGATTGTTCCTCTGCCAGCATCACGGCTTGCGCGGCTTTCAATTGATTAATCGCTGCATCGGCTTGTGCCATTACCGCGATTGCTTCTGCCTTGGCTTTATCTTCTGGATTGGGATAGACCTTATCAATAATAGTGCTGACTAAATTACTGACCCCTACAATAGCATCATCGATACCTAACATAATTGACTCCTCGTTTTATAATGACGCTTCGGGTACAGGCACATATTCCCAGCCTAAAAACTGGCTGGCATTGTTGAATTTAGCCGTGCAGGTCGCGCGTAATTTGTCACAGCCAGCGGCAATAAAAAAACTATCACCAATAGCGGGCATATACGGAAAATTAGCCGTAGCAACCACCACCGCGACACCATTACTGACAGAATGCCATTTAACAGTCCGCGATATGCCCGCATTAGCTCCCGATGCAAAAGTGATTTTTCCTAGATTAAAAAAGCCGCTCGCATGTCCTGAACTGAACCAAATCGCACCATCAGCCGCTACCGACGACACGGTAGTCCAGTAGGTAAAGGCATTACGGTCTAAGGCACAATGGCTGTCATACAGCGTGTGCTTACAACTGGGCTGATAAACCGTATTAGGTATTTTCGTGTCTAATAGCACTGATTCAGAGCTAACCGTTAATTCGACCTTAGCCACATCGAGTTTGACATCGGTTGTCCTGCCTTCAAACAAATGAATGACACCATTGGGCAACTGTCCGTAACTCTCCATCACCGCTAATTCAATTTTAATCAGCGCGTTATCAAAGCCGCCAATTAACGCAAAATTAGGCAAACTCAAGCCATTGATGATTGCATCAGCGTTGCAATGCAGCCTCACTTGACACTCATCCACACTAACGCCTGTCGATACCGTAATATCACCGCGTTCAACCCGCACAGGCGAGGTTTCTTCAGAATAATTAATGGCATCGGGATAAGGTACAGTCTCGACTTCATAGCCGTCAGCCCCTTGTGCCATCGCGTAGCCATTCCAGATCATGAACTCATCAACCCGACCCCATGCACTATAAGCCCCCGTGCCGCCTATCGACATCAGTCGGTTTAATTGAAAGTGGGGGGCAGCAGTCAGTAACACGGGAACACAGGCTAACGTGCCATCAACATACAGATACAAGTGCCGCTGATAAAGCTCTAGCGATAGCGCGTAAAAGCGTTCTTCAGTAAACAAATCAGTTCGAGTACTCATAACCGATAGTTGATTAGCCATACCATCGTAAGAAACCAGCACCTCTAATTGCCGCGTGTCAGTCAGAAAATTGAGGGTCAGCCCATAGTCATTAGTAAACAGGGTATGGGTTTTACCTGCTACAAAATTAGTGATTTGCG